GCATGTCGAGGCGAACAAGAACCTTGCGGCCTGCCTTGGCCGGGTGGGTGAGCGCGAGAAAGCCATTGCGATCAATACCCGCCTTCGGGGCGAGCGCCCGGACGATCACGACATTCCGTATAATCTGGCGCTGGACCTGTTGCATACGACAGACTGGCGCGCCGCATTTGAAGCCTATGTATATTCTGAAGGCAACGCCCAGCGGAAGATACGTAACTACCATATCGACAAGGAAACCCCGCGCTGGGATGGAACCGATAACGGGCAAAAGGTCGTGCTCTATGGAGAGCAGGGCGTCGGGGATGAAGTGCTGGCCTCGGTCTCCTATGCCGCCCATATCGCGCAAAGCCCTTCCTGTGAGTTCATCATTGATTGCGACAAACGGCTTGAGAAGCTGTTCAAGCGCTCTTTCCCGGACGCAACCGTATATGGCACGCGATGCGAAGAGGCGCTTGCATGGCCGGTCGAGGAAAAGCCTGATGCGTCATTGATTGCGATGGCGGCTTTCGGGGAACTGATGGACCCGAGCACGAAGGCCGCGCCTTGGCTGGAGCCTGACCCGGCTCTGGTCGATATGTTCAAAAGCTATCTGGACGCATTGGGGCCGGGCAAGAAGATCGGCCTGTCATGGACGGGCGGCAAGGCAGGCTGGGACCGGGCAGAGCGCTCGATTGATCCGGACCTGCTGACGCCGATTACCGCGATTCCTGATGCTGTGGTCATTTCGCTGGAATACTCCGATGGGCCGGTTCCGGAAGGTGTGCACACGATCCCATGGGCGACGCAAAAGGGTGTGGATCTGGATGTGACCTGCGCGCTCGTGGCGGCTCTGGATGTTGTCGTCTCTGTGCCTCAGACAGTGTGCGATCTGGCCGGTGCGGTCGGAACTCCCTTGAAGGCCCTTGTAAGCCATAACCCACCATGGAGGTTTGCCGAAGCGGCAGGCGATGCATGGGTCTGGGAAGACGTAACCACTTACCGGAAGAAAGAGCAGGCAACCTGGTTGCCATCAATCGCAAAATGCGCGCGAGACTTGCGCATGGAATGGGGGCTGATGCCATGATCCACCCAAAAGCAGAAGTACACGACGACTGCACCATCGGAGAGAATACGAATATCTGGCAATTTGCCAGCGTGATCCGGGGCGCGAAGATCGGCCGGAATTGCAATATCGCCTCCGGTGCCTGTGTTGACGGGTCGGAAATCGGAGACGGCACCAAGATCGGCCATAACCTCGCCATGGGGCCGGGGTTCAAGGTTGGCCGGGATTGCTTCATTGCGCCCAATGTCACGTTCTGCAACGACGCATGGCCGCGCGCGCATGAAAGCGGCTTTGATGTGCGCAAGTATGAGGGGCGGCCTGCCGTCATTGTCGAGGACAAGGCATCGATCGGTGCCAATGCGGTTATCCTGAATGGGGTGCATATCGGGGAAGGCGCCATGATTGCGGCGGGCTCTGTCGTGACGCGCAATGTGCCTGCATGGACGCTCTGGAAGGGCTGGGGCGAAGAACTGACCGAAATCGACAATGAGGACCGCAAGACCCGGATGCGCTATGCCGAAACGCCCATTGAGCAGACCCGCCACTTCCTCGCGGAGCAAGGCTTTGCCTGATCTGGTCATTGTCACCCTGCTTTGGGATGCCAATGGCAAGGAATACGACTTTTCGTCCATGTATGATGAGAGTTGGGTCGAGAAGCTTTACCGTGGCTGCAAGCGTCACTGTACGGTACCGTTCGAGTTCATCTGCTTTACCGAAAAGGTGCGTGAGTTTGACGAGCCGATCACGCAAGCGCTGTTGAGCAATCCGGAGCCCGGTTATGGCGATTGTATCGAGCCATACAAGCTGGGCCGCCCGATGATCCTGATGGGGCTGGATACGGTGATAACGGGCAATATCGACCATCTGGCGCGCTATTGTCTCGAAGACCACTGGCTGGCGGTTCCGCGTGATCCGTTCGATGTGAAAACTGTCTGCAATGGCGTCGCACTTGTCCCTGCCTCGCATCAATGGGTGTGGGACGAATGGGACGGCGAAAACGATATGGACTGGATACGCGGCATGAGACGGCGCCGAGTGATCGATGACCTCTATCCGGGCCATGTGGTCAGCTACAAGGGCCACGTCATGCATGAGGGCTTGGATGATGCCCGGATCGTATATTTCCACGGCAAGCAGAAGCCGCATGAACTCGACCATGATTGGATACAGCGCGAATGGCTCTGACGAACTACGGCGAACTCAAAACGGCGGTGGCGACCCGGCTTGTCCGGTCGAACCTGACCAGCCAGATTGTGGACTTCATCGCCATTGCACATTTCAAGATGATGCGCGGCGAGTGGCATGGCCCCATGGAGGCTCGCCGCACAATTCCGGCCCTGCGATTGCAGGACATGCTCGAAAGCGCCACCCTGACGCCGACGAGTGGTGCAGCGAGCGCCCCCACCGGCTACCTCGCTGCACGCCGGTTATATGTGGACGATGCCGAAACAACGGCCCTGCGCTATATCCCGCCTGAAAAGTGGTACAGTCTGACAACCGAGGGACAGGGTGGCACGCCGCGCTTTTACACGATTGAGGCGGGTGTGTTCCGCTTTGCGCCATACTCGACCGAGACAGTCAGCCTTGATTATTACAAGGAACTGGACGCGCTCAGTGATGACAGCGACACGAACTCCATATTCACCATCGGCCCGCAAGCCTATCTGTATGGCGCCTTGGCCGAAGCCTATGACCATATCCGCCAGCATGACCGGGCCATCAATTATCACAACATGTTTGCCGCCACGGTCGAAGCCCTGAATGGCCAGACCCGCGAGCATGAGCATTCCGGCGCGGTCATGGTTGCCACAGTGGACAATCCTGTATGACGCCGTTTGGTCCATGGCTTCCTGACCAGCCCATCATCCTCAATGGGCATTTGAGGGACGCGCAGAACGTCACGCCAAAGCAATCCAGCTATGGCCCGTTCAAGGCGCTCACAAGTGGCACTGAGGCGCTGGGAAGCCGCCCTTATGGGGGCGCAGGTTCATTCCGCGACGCATCGGGCGCCACGCATGTCTTTGTCGGCACTGAGCAAGAATTGTTCGAGCTGCAGGATGATGGCTCGTGGGGGGATGTCAGCCGGGTGTCTGGCGGGGCATACACAACCGGCCTGACGTCTTTCTGGCGGTTCGTGCAGTTCGGGGATCTGTGCATTGCGACCAACTGGAACGATGCGCCGCAAGTGTTCACCATGTCCTCTGATACCAATTTTGCAGCCTTGGGCGGCTCGCCTCCACAGGCCCGGCATATCCACACATTCCGCGATTTCGTGGTTCTGGGCCATACTGATAACAGCGCGTTTGAGATTGCATGGTCCGGCATCAATGATGCGGAAAGCTGGACGGCCGGAACCGATCAGTCAGATACGCAGATATTGCCGGATGGCGGTATCGTGCAGGGCTTTGCAGGCTCGGATGTGCTCTACATCTTCCAGCAGGCCCGTATTCGCCGGATGCAATATGTCGGCCCGCCGCTGATAATGCAGATTGACCCGATCACGGATTCTCTCGGATGCGCAGAGCCCGGCTCCATTGCGCAATTTGCCGGGGGCGCGGCCTTCCTGTCCAATGACGGTTTCTACATGCTCCAGCAGGATACGCTGACCCCTATCGGCGCCGACATGGTGGATGAGTGGTTCCGCGACGATTTCAACGAGTCCTACAAGTACCGTATGACCGCCGCGGCAGATACCAAGGCCAAGCTGATCTATTGGTCCTATCCCTCCACACAATCGGTGACCGGTACGCCTGACACGATCCTGATGTATAACTGGACAGCCAAGCGCTGGGCGTATGCGCGGCAGGATAATGAAGGGATTTCGCGGGTCTATGCGCTCGGCTACACGCTGGACGGCCTTGATGCGCTGACCACCAATATCGACAATTTTGACGTGCCCCTGGATGACCAGTCGCTGACAGGCGGGAATTTGCAGGTCAACGGATTCGGGTCAACCTACCAGCTGGGGCCATTCTCCGGTGATGCATTGGAAGCCACGATCGTGACAGGTGATTTCGAGGTGCACACGAGCAAGCGCACATTTGTGTCTGGTGTAGAGCCTTTTGTGGATACGACAGAGGTGACGGTTGCAACATCGGCGCGTGAGCGTATGGGCGACTCCATCGTGTATGACAGCGCAGAGCCGATTGAAGTAACCGGCATAGCCTCGGCTGAAAGCAATGGCCGGTTCCATCGGTTCCGCTGCGTTGTGGCGTCTGGCGCGACATGGGATGACGCGACCGGCATTGACATCGAAGCACAGCTTGAAGGCGAAGCTTGACCGCTTCCTATTCCAACAAGGTTTCCCCGTATGAGGCGCACCCGCGCCGGATTGCGAATGCCATCAACAACGTCATTGACGGGCGAACCGACAATTACGGCACCTGCACATTGACAGCCTCAACGGTTCAAACTGTGGTAACACTTGCAAATACGCAGGTGAGTGAAAACTCCACTGTGATCCTGACTGCAAGGACGGCCAATGCCGCTGCAGCGCTCGCCACAACTTACGTCTCCGACACCAGCAATGGGTCTTTTACGCTGGCCCATGCCAGCAACTCCCAGACCGACCGCATCTTCAGTTACGCATGGATAGGGTAGAGCGATGAACTATGGAAACCTCGATTTAAGCCAGCTTTTCGGTGGCCAGTATGGCGGGGG